GGAACATGCTACCCACGGCTTGAAGTATCTCAAGGTTCAGCGTGAAGGCATACTCGTACTCGTCATTTGACTGAGTACTAGGTTCGTTCATAAAACGGAGGAGTAAATTCCTAGACTCGTTCGCATCCATTACAAATTGGTTGTAACACCTAAACTGGTCTACGTTCTGAAGTTCTGTCCAGGTCCTAGCCACAATGAGAACCTGCTATCGGTATGAGCAATACCGAGAAGAAGAATATTAGAATTAATACAAAGTGAAAGTTGTCTTTAATCTTTTTCATCATTTACCTCTTAAGCCTTTCAAGTCAATGTCTAGGCTGTTAAGTAATAAAAGATCCTGTTAAGAATTCTGTTAAGAAGTTCAAAAGAAAAGAAAATCCCCCAAACCCCCTTTACAGATTGTTTCTATGGCGGGTTTGGGGGAGAAGAGGAAAGTCCCTTTATTATTATTATTCAGGACCTGCGCGAAATTCCTTGTCGGGTAAATTCTAACGCTATTTCCAATAACCTATTACGTGGGGCGAAATGGGCCGTAAGCCATTGATCTAAATGAAGAATTTCTCCAAATATTTTATTGACTCAGGGTCCCAGTCGCCTTGTATTGGAGGCATATCTAGCTCGACCTTATACTTGTCTTGCCAGTATGCACGTAGGTAGAATAGCCAATCACCTCCGTAAAGATCAGCGAAGGTTTCGACTATAATTGAGTACAGGGTATCTCTGTAGTTCACATGAGTAGCGAAAGAATCATGAACAAAGATCATTGGCAACCCAACAGCCTCAAGTTTCCTTGCAACCATCCTAAGATGAGTGGCGTCCAAGCTGTGAATCACATTCGGCGCAATAGCTGATTTGTGCTTAGCTACAGCCGGCCTTTGCTTACTGAAGTCCATGATGCCGCAAGTAAACACGTTTTCGTTACTCAGAACGATCTGCAAGTCCACTTCCTCACCCTTGACCTTCCTCTGCTTACAAGTAAAGCCATCAGGTGTCGGCCACGTAATGTCAGCATTACCTTTCTCTGCAATGCTTACAGCAGCATTAGATACCCACTCTACAGCATTAGTAAGATCGCGGAGAGTTTCGTTGATCTGATTGTAGAGTTCACAGCCGAGACTACCGGCTTTGCGGCGCTCCAAACCCGTTTTGTACTCCACAAACTTCTTTGTGTCCACACACCATTTACTACGAGAGCCGAACAGCTTATCGATATGCTCCATAGAAGTCATCCGAGTAGCATTGTAGCCCCAGGTCATGACAGGAATCTTAGCTGCCTTCCGAGTAGCGTATTGCTTCTCCCCTTCTGGCAGAGTGGCTTCCCAGTCACTGGCACACTTCTCATAGATATCCTGAGGGTCTTCGTTGGCCTCCATCCCTAAGTGGGCTGTGATTGCACGAGAGCGCGTCAGAGCAGACCAGTGCTGTAATCCAGAGCATCGCCCATCCAGTGGAATAAACGCCGGGAGCGGCCTATCAGGGTCATCTACCCACATTCGGAGTAGATTCGCACACGCCATGTAGCAATAAGGCTTATCGACGATTCCCCATACATCCCAGTGTCTGTCGGGGTATTTGGCGTGCTCAATCATAGTCATGAGATCGAAGTCTTTCTCGGCATAGCCGTGAGCGGCCTCCATAAGCGCTGTGACGCCTTTTCCGGTTAACCGTTCCGAGTATACCGGTAAGCACAGCGCCTTCTCCCAGTCGGCTCCCTGTGGCGATATACCGGCTGTTGTGGCGTCATACATGCGAGACCGACTATCAAGGAACTGAGTGAACTTGAACGTTTTGCCTAGTAGCTTCTCAGCAGACGCCATAGTCCTCTTCAGCATGTACTCACCCTTGAACTCCGCTGACTCATAGTCAGGTGGAAACTTCTTCATGAGATCAAAGATAAACTGATTCACTGTGAATTGCTCAGCAGCGATATCGTTCACAACCTGCATGGCTTTCTTGTTGTCTTGGCTAGATATGCCTCGACGAATTATAATAGCCTTAGGCATGTAGTCTTCCCCGACTATCTTGGGCATAGACATAGCTGTGTCAGGTGCTTTCTTGTAGTCCAGATCAAGCCCCAAGAACTTCCTAGTGGGCTGGATGATCCTCTCTAGCTTATCAGCACTCCTTTGGTTACGGTGATTCAGGGTCAGGTAGCCTGCCAACTGCATCTCACCAACAAACCTCAGGGCGATGATATTTGCATCATGCACTCCGAGCATATTCCTTCCGATGTTGTTTAAGGCACTGTGGAGTGGATCACCAAATGCTTGTGGTAGAGAATAAAGACAGTGGGTGTAAGCCTTGAGCCATCTGTCCAGCTTGTCAGCCTTCCACCTGTAGTCTGAAACATCAGCAGGTCGGGTGAAAGGGTCAGTCCCGACCTTGGCCGGGATAGGGAGCGCAATGCCCCCATCCAGTGTTACGAACATACTTACTCCTCACATTACCTCATAGTTCTTGGTATCAAAGGACTCATCATCTTTGTCATCCCGAAAGTGAACAAACTTGACACAGTACCTGAAGGAACCAGATTTATAAAGCTCACGATAGATGACCTCAATCATCCTACCTACGTACTGCTGAGGGTTGTCCCATAGGAGGACACGATCAGCTTCTGTAAATGCTGTAACTTTACCGTAGTCAGTGTCGAATCCACCGAGTTGGCCTTTGGGATTGCCATCTTTGTCCTGTTGCTCGAACCAGCCAGTCACACGAACGTCAGCTGTGAAGTACGGCTTGACTCGATACCAACGGTTATTACCTCGTAGAACTAATCCTTCGTAGCCCTTACGTAGCGCGGCCTTGAGCTGTTCTTGGATGTACTCATCGGTAGGATTGACTACTTTCTCAATAAGTAGTCTGGGGTCCATATCGATCAATGGGTAGATCATATCGGAGGTAATGCAACCGATCTCTGGCTCGAGCCTGTTCAGTGGTGCCGAAGTCCCAAAGAAGGAGCCGGCATAGGCTTCGCAGTCTTCGTCGATACGCACAGCTTCCTTAGCCTCAATGGTCAAGGCCCTGTCCAGTCCGGGTGGTACTTTGTTGTTCCGGGTAACGATGCGACCATCACGCCACAACAGACGAACACCGTCGATCTTGTAAGCGATATCGAACTCACCTTTGAGCTTCTGGCCTGTGTAGGAGTTGGCCTTCTTGAAGTCAGTGCGCCGTGTCATTATGGACTCCTTTCTCCTTCAGCATAATGCGGCAGATCAGGCTACACAAGGAATAAACCCTGGATAGGTTATCGATCATTACTAATTGGTCCAAAGGGCAATCAGAGATCTGGTTCATAGTCTCGATCTCCTCCTGAACTGTGATCTTAGCCGCTTCTGTGATTTGCTCATCAGTTGCACCTTCTAGGTCAATATACTCCCGTAGGCTTGGCTCTGGTTGGTTTTTAAGAATTGATACTACGTTATCCATGTGATCCTCTTAGTTAGTGGAAGACGGTGCACATCTCTGCACACCATCTTTACCTAGTACTCGGCTAGAAGTCTCTCTAGCGCTACGAAGTCAACGTCATAGTCATCATAGCCATAACGATTACGATAGTGCTTCAGGTGTACGAAGCCTCTGACTTCTGTGTTGTTGCTTCCACGATAGCCTTCATCGTGCATGTAGAATGAACCAGCACAAACCCCGAAGTGTGGCTTGCCCAGCAGGTTCTGTCTTCTACCGAATTGATAAAACTGCTGGTGCCCATGCACAAAGCTGTGAGGGAACTTGTTCAGCTTATTATCGATCGATCCACCTACGGGCCTTCCCGACTGGGAGTTCTCGAGGTAGTGGATGAAGCAGATTTCTTGGATAAACAAAGGTACGCACATTTGATGTACTTTCCAGCCTTGTGATCCAATCCATTCATCAATATCGATCAACCCTTCTAAGATAATATTATTTGAGATGTAGCGTTCAAGCCTGTTCTCGTGATTACCTTTACAGAAGTGTAGTGCTGGGAGGTAGGGTACACGCTTACCCAACCTGTTACGCTCGTGAACATAGCCCATGATCTTCAGGAAAGCGTTCTTACCACCCTCTAGGTCATCGGCCAGCCTGGCGCCTTCGATTTCTTTCTGAGAAGCATAACTCGATAGCGCTGGGAAATCCCAGTGGTCCCCGATGTGTACAACGGTCCCGGGCTTGTGTTCCCAAATGTATCGGCT